CTAAACGAATTTCATTTGGGGGTCCTGCACTTGTTGAGTAAACTCCTCCTGCGTTTAATCGACTACTATATCTTACGTTTGATATAGGCTTTGTTAACTGATGCACTCCACCGCCACCTCTACCACCTTCGGTAACTCCTATAAGTCCTTTAAAGGTAGCAATCTCTTCAGGAGATAGTCTTTCTATTTCTCGGATCGATTGCTTCTTGTACGGATCTTCGTACACCATATATTTGCTGGTAAGTGTTCCTTCGCCATCAGTTTCCTCAACAATCCATGATTCTACTCCGTTTCCTTGTCTAAAAGGTGTGTATGTTGTTGCCATATGTTATAAGTTATTTTCAATGTAAATTATTGCGTTAGCTTCAACTCCAGTTGGTGCTGTTCCCCATGCGGGTGTTCCAAATTGAATTTCTAGAAAGTCTCCTTGAACTACACTCATTGATACAGCTGAGCTTGATATAGCTGCATTGGCTGTGGTACAAGCGGTTGTAGATGTGTTGATGGCTTCAACAACTATAGAGGAGTTCTTTTGGATAATAAATGTAGAAGTTCCTGCTGATGCTAGAGTACCATTTGTTCTAACATAGATGTATACAGTTCTTACTCTTCCAGGTCGTGGTACGTATACTCGAGTCGTTCCAGTAGCAGTTACTAATCGAGTTGCAACTGGTGCTCCCATATAATATGTTGTATTTGTAGCTGGATTTGATCCAGTTGTAGCTAGTACAAATTGCATTGTATAACCACTTTGTGATGCCATTGTGGCATACGAGGCTGTTCCTTGCAATGATCCAGTTATTCCTGCCGTCACTCCTAGTGATCCAGTAATCGCTAATCTATTAGTGCTAGGATTGAAGTTGTAGCCGCCAACTGTACCAAGCTTTTCAGTTGTAGGTGATGCATTATTGGCATCTACGAATACGGGATAGTGAAGAGCGTTGGTTGTTATTGTGTGCGTACTAGCAGATGTAGCTGTTGTTGCTAATGAAGCGGTACCTTGGAATGATCCAGTAATTGATGTAGCATTTAAAGATCCGATACTAGGATTATAGGTGAGATTACCAACTGTACCAAGCTTTTCGCTTGTAGGTGATGCATTATTGGCATCTACGAATACGGGATAGTAAAGAGCGTTGGTTGTTACAAGCTGTGTACTAGCAGATGTTGCTGTTGTAGCTGTTGTTGCTAATGAAGCGGTACCTTGGAATGATCCAGTAAATCCTGCTGTTGCAATTAAGCTTCCAGTTATTTGCACTAGTGAACCTGAAGCAAAGATTAAGTTTGATCGAAGTGCTCCGAGTCCTGTTCCATTGCCTAGAATAAATGCTGATTGAGCTGAAGAAGATATATTGTATTGTCCTTGTACGTGTTGGTAATCTCCTGACGCTACTGTATTAAAACCTTCTGTGTGTGAATAGTCTGCGGATGCTGTTGTAAATCTACCTTCTGCATGTGACGATTGTGCTGATGCTTGTGTAAATCTACCTTCCGCGTGTGAAGCAAGTCCGGATGCAAGTGTAAAATACCCTTCTGCGTGTGAATACGTTCCACCCACTGTCGATGAACCATTACCTTCTGCGTGAGAATAATCTCCTGATGCTGAGGTAAAAGCACCTTCTGCGTGTGAGTATGCTCCTGATGCATATGTAGTATATCCTTCTGCATGTGCACCACCGAATATTGCTTTTGTATCACTCCCTTCCGCGTGTGAATAATCTCCTGATGCTGTTGTTTGGTATCCTTGAGCATGAGCAAATAATCCAGATGCTAAAGATAATAATCCTTGACTAAATGAACCTGATACATCTAGTTTTGCATTTGGGGTAGTCGTCCCAATGCCGACGTTGCCTCCATTTGGTTGCAACGATAATCCAAATATTTCAGCATCAGTAGCCTCTCTCTGTACTTGAATAGAATGCAATCCTGACGCATACCCTCTAAAAACAAGTCCATATGGACTAGGTGTGTAGGATAGTAATTTTGCAATTGCTGCACCTCCGGCTCCTGGATCTGTAGGATATTCACCTCTAATTACTCCGGTTACTCCTAATGATCCAGTAACTGAAAGACTTCCAGTTACTCCTAATGATCCAGTAATCTCTAATCTGTTAGTACTTGGGTTAAGATTTATGTTGGTATCTGTATAAAGTAAGTCTGCAGCTGGTGTGCCATTTACCGAATCGACAAATGTTAAATAATGTGAAGCGTTAGTTGCGGTTCCAACTGTTTGAACTTGAGATGCTGTTGTAGCGTTTCTAGCCCATGATGATGTTCCAAATAAAGAACCTGTAACATTAATTGTCCAGGTTCCTGAAGCATTAGTACCGTCAGTCCATGCTACATCTTTGTATGAAGAATATGCTGTTGCAGATTCGTAGGTCTGTTGCCAGATACGCATTCCTATTGCATCTTTTCTGATCATTACTAGGTTATCGCTTCCACCGGTTCCATCAGTATAAGATCTTAAGTGTAGGTAATCTGCATACGGACTTGAATTGTTGTTATTCCAGGATGTAAATCCAAACTGCAACCTGCCGGCAGTTATTGAGTTAGGTTCTATAATTCTATCATCTTTGGTCTGTAATTGTCCCGATGTTCCTGTTACAAGAGTAGCAGTTGATGCATTCCCTGTTGTATTTTGATTCAAAGTAGGTACATCAGTTGCTACCATAGCTCTGAATGTTGGTACTCCTGCAGTTCCATTAGGTGCTGCTAGAATATGATTAGCAGTTTGTGAACTGAAATTCGAAGGAGTTACAGCTAGTGTTCCTGATAATGTTACTGTTCCTGTAGAGGTGATTGGACCTCCTCCCAGTGTTAACCCGCTTACTATTCCTGATGCTGATACAGAAGTAACTCCACCTCCTGCGCTTGATAATGCGTAAGATGCTGTTAGAGCATATGAAGCACTTAATGCTGTAATTTCTTTTCCTAATATTGTTGTAGTTGCCATGTTGTATCCTTATATTGTTATCCAATCATTTGATGGACGAAATTTCATTATCCAATAATCAGAATAAGTACTACTTTGCTGGTATGCATGTCCTAATACTCTTACAACTTCCCCACTGTTTGCTGGAGCAGTTGTTGACATTTGAGTACCACTACCATCTCTAATATATATTGGTAAGCCATGGTTTATCCCTTGAACTACTGGAGAATCCAAATAAATTCCAGCTGTTGACTGTACAGTAAGCGTTCCTTCTAACAAAACAGTACCAACAGTCTTGTCAAGGCAAATTCCTAACAACTTAGTAGAATTCTGATTTGCTTGTGTGTTTTGATACCATATCCCGTCGGTATATAAATATACTAAATCAAAGTCTACTACTGAAACATCTAAGGTTGCTTGAATAACTTCACCTGCGTAGTTAACCGCACTAGTGTTAGCCTGCGGTTCATCTATAAACCCTTGTTGTTCAGTAAGACCAATTGTTGATCTATAGTAATAACTTGATTTAATAGCGTATCCATAGTGTGCTGCGTCCCACTCAAGAGTAGGATTACCACTAGAATCAGCCAAATATTTAGTTCCCCAATCAATAGAGGTTATTTCTGCAGCACCGTATAGTGTCTTATTCCCCCAATCAATTGTTACGAGTTCACCTGAATCTGCGGAGTATCTACTTCCCCAATCAATTGATGTCTTATTACTTGTATCTAGTAAGGTTCGATTACTTGTATCAAGCGATCTTATAGTTGCATTTTCATTAACTATTAAAGATCCAGTTACTCCTAATGATCCGGAAATAATTGCGCTGCCCGTGTATGGGAATGTTGCTCCTCCTGGTGCATATGACGCACTTAATGCTTGTGTTGCATATGACGCACTTAATGCTTGTGTTGCATATGAAGCAGTACCAAGCAATGATCCTGTAATACCTGCAGTTACAGTTAATGATCCTGATATAATTGCAGACCCACTTACATCTAGTTTAGCACCTGGTGTTGTTTTTCCTATACCTATATTACCTGAACCTGAAATATAAAATGCACCTTCTGTACCGGAATTAGAAAAAGATATATTTGTAGTGCCACTTGATGCTTTTTTGAAAACAATGGCGCCAACAGTACTAGAGTTTACATCAACAGCACCTAGTCGAAATACCTCAGCATCAGCTGCTTTTGTTGCAAAATTATTATCTTGAGTTGATATTGATCCTCCTGAACCTAAAGCTCCCGAACCTGAATTTATTAGTCGTAATCTTGGGAAATGACCCGTTACTCCAATTCCCCCACCAATACCACTATATACTAGATCTAGAGATCCAGTTACTCCTAAAGATCCAGTAATTCGAGCAGATCCGGTTACAATTAAACCTCCAGTAGCTGTTATTGATTTTAATACGGCATCAGAGCCTGAAACTATGACTTTTTTCCAATTTGGCATACTATATCTTAATTATGTTGTGGTTAGATACATACACTAATGCCGTGTGTGCGCCTACTTCCTTGCGGCCAACAACAAGTTATTTATTATAAATAGTATGGTTATTGCTGTACAGCTGCTGCTTTTGCTGCTTTTTTAGCTTCTGCTTCTACTGCTTTTTGCAACTGTAGTTGCTTATCTCTTTCTGCAGCTTGTAGTTGACTTTGTATTTGTTGTAATTCGGACTCTAACTTATACTGCAAGTTAGCTACTAATTTAGCATCTTTACCTGCAATTGAGATAACATCTAATGCCTGACGTGTAAGTTGAATCTCAGCGATTGTGAGATCAATTGAGAATAATTCCATAACTGTGTTTTATTATTTTTGTAACTCTATGTATTGGTTTTGCAATTTTACAACTAGGTTATAAAACAACTCCACTTGCTCACCTACTATTGTTGTAGTTTTCAAAGCGTTTAACAAAAGTTCAAGCTCCTGAGCACTAAGGTTATTAGCGTCAGGAGTTTGAATTTGTTTATTATTAGGTATAAATTTGTTTAAAATGCTCATATAACTTGTAAAAATATTATACTGTATAAACCCAGAAGTTTCCAGCAGCATCTAAGTATTGGCTACCTACTACTGCGAACTCTCCAGTAATTGGTTTAGTAGCACCGTGAGCTGCTTCAGTGAATGAATATACTGCAAATGATCCACTTACACCAGAAGCTGATGTTGGATCTAGTGCATTTGTTGTGTCTACAAGTCCACTTTGGTATCCCCAACGGTCTGTCGCAGAGTCAAATCCATAAGCAATGTTTCCTGCTGCATCTGATCCTCTATCTACAACAATACCAGCATCTCCTGCAGTTGCAGATCCTGATGCTAATAAGATGAATTTATCTTCGACTAGTAAGTCTGTAGTGTTTACTTGTGTAGTTGTACCGTTTACAAATAAATCTCCTGTTACTGTTAAATTGTTTCCAATTGTAACATCATTTGGTAAACCAATTGTGTAAGAAGGTCCTCCACCTAAAGCTTGAGCTGTTGTTCCGGTAATTTCTACTTCGTTTGCTGTACCTGTTAAAGAGATTGTAGTACTACCTTGTACTGCTGTATTAGCTGTTGAACCGTAATTTACTGCAATAGTTGGTGTTGAACCTTCTCCTGTGTTTGATCCAATTGTAACACCTGTACCTGATCCTAAAGTTGCTACGTAGTTTCCAGTTGTATCAGTTCCTAATGCTACTGAGTTAGCAGCGATTGCTGCTACACCTGCTGAAGTGATAGTAATGTCACCAGATACTGTACTGAAAATTGATCCAGAGTAGAATGGTAACATCGATCCTGAGTTGATCGATACTGTATGAGCAATTGTTTCTCCTGAAGATGCACCAGTAGTAAATACACCAGCACCTGCAGTGATAGTAGATACGTAGTCTCCAGTCGTGTCTGTTCCTAAAGCTATAGAGTTTGCTGCAAGAGTTGCAACACCACCTGCTGTGATAGTAAGGTCACCACTAATTTGAGTGAATATTGATCCTGAAATTGCAGGAGTTAATGTTGTTGTATTAACAGCTACGTCGTTGGCGTTAACTGTAATGTAATTACCTGCTCCAACTGCTAATGTATGTGCTACACCTTCTCCAGTAGTTGCGCCACCCGTTAAACCAGCTCCTGGATCGATAGTCGCTACATAGTCTCCAGTTGTATCAGTACCTAATGCTACTGAATTAGCTGCAATCGATGCTACACCGGCTGTACTAATAGTAATATCACCAGACACACCTGCATAAGCTGATGCCGTTACTTGTCCTGCAAATACGAATGTGTTACCACTACCATCATTAGTGAATATCTTAGTTGTTGATAGTAGTGGAGTAGTCTGTGATGTAGGGAATACAGCTGTTGCGGTTACACCCGTCAATCCAGCACCGTTACCAGTAAACGATCCTGTAAATGATCCCGTTGCACCTGCAAATTCAGCTTGTGATCCGGATACTATGACTTTTTTCCAAGTTGGCATGTTGTTTTGTTTATTAAGTTGTTTTTATATAAATATGCTACTATTTGTGAAAGATCAATCTAATCCTACAAATAATGCGTTTGATGTAAAATATATTGCTCCATTTGGAGCTGTTCCAGTTAATTCAACTGATGAGGTAGCTAAAATTACTACTCCACTTTGTGATACAGTTAATATGGCTTGATTGCTAGCATTTTTAATTAAGAATAAGTTAGCAGCACTTCCAGATATAGTTGTCAATCCAGTACTCGATACTGTAAAAGGATTGTAGCTTGCGGACCTAATAATAAAAATATCTCCAGTTACATCAACACTTGCAGTTACGCTTCCGGTTGCTATAGAGAAGCTGTTTCCTCCACTTCCTGCATTAAGGGCAAATGATGCTGTTAATGCGTAACTTGCACTAGCAACACTTCCTGATATTTGACTTCCTCTTATTGTTGCCATATTAAGCGAATTTTCCTATTGCTACAACTTCATCGGTTGTAATTAATGTAAAACCTAACTGGCCAGTATTTAATACTAATGTACATATTCCACTAGACTCAGTGAAGCTAGTTATTGCTCCAGGCTCCACGTGTTGCCCATTTATAAAGAACATAAAATTAATTACACTTGTTGCTGGTAGTCCGTTTGGTGCTACCAAGAATGTTGCTGTAAAGTAAGCTGTGTCTGGAACTGTTACACTTGTAGCTTGTCTTGCAATATTTGTATTTAAGTACGCCAATAGTAATGGGTTTGCTGCTGATAAAGTGTTCGGGTTAGGTGCTGCTGTAGTTGTTGGTTGTATTATACTAGCTCCCGGTCCTGCCGTAATAACATCTGTTTGTTGGAATACTGTTGGATCTGCATCTACAGTGGTCTCCATTGTTATCTGTCTTGAATCAAAAGCCTTGGAAGATTGTTTCTTACTTAAGTTTTTTGCTAACACATTTGGAATAATATATCCAAACATTGTTATTGTAAAAGCCGTCCTTACTACTCTATCTTGATCTTGTAATAGGTCAGTTGTGTTTGTAAAGTTATCTATCTTGGTTCTAAATCTAAACTTATCGGGTTCACCCCAGAAAGATCCTTCTGTATAAAGTACCGATTCTACAATACCATTCATATGCTCAACAAAGTCAGTCCAGATTACCACATCATAAGTAATATCCACAAACTCGGGTATTACTGTAGTGATATATGATTTGATTGGCTTACTATTTGTTAGTATGCTGAATTGATCATACTTATTTTGCTGACCGTACTTAATCTCTTGTGTATAGTATAGTTGTGGGAAGTTTGCATCTATCTTCGATCCTAACGTCTTATTCTTAGTAATACTACTTCTACGATACGATATTAGTGGTGATTGTATCTTTCCAGCCATATCACGAAAGTATCCATCTGCTTGAACATTCTTCCACTTTTCTGGAGCTCCGTACATTACTGGAACTGGTATTGTTGTACCAAAGTTATCTACCTCCGGTTTTATTACATTATCAAAGTACCATTTAATTGTATAATCAATATCGAATAAACCAATTGATAACTCTTTTAAGCTATCATCATCTCGCCTAACATCGTTATCACGACCAAAGCGCTTATCCAAAGCTCCAGTAGAAAGCTCAAATTGAGATTTTGGTAAATTCTTTTTTGTGTACATTATATTCTATCTTTTTCTATCTGAAGTCTAGTTACCCTTGATAGGTGAGCTACACATTCAATAGTTAAACTTTTGCCAAACTCTGGTCCAACACCCTTAAAGTGTTCGTTATCCTTACCTGCAATAAATTGAATTTCATTTGTATTATCCACTTCATAGTACATACCACGATCTTCAATGATATCTCCCACTTGTGGTATCAATCCTAACTCCTCTAATTTCAATCTTAAAAACTTAAAGTTAAAAGCTGAAGTTGCATCTATACCAAATTGATCATCTTGTATTGTTTGAACCCCTTGAGTTCTATCTATAAGGCAAGTTAATCTAACTGGTCTAAAATAAGTCTTTTGTGCAGAAGCCTCCCCATATAAGTTGTCTGTATCCTTACTCTTTACTCCTGGTAGGTAGAGTTTGTAATAGTGAACTTCTTGTTGAATTATATTATCTAATAATTCACCATTCACCTTATGCATAAAGCTGATATCTCTACTACTTCCAAATAATGCCATTACTTAATGTATATGTAAAGTGGTACTTTCGACAACTGTGTAGAAAGTGATGTTGCAATTGCTGTTTCTTGTTCCATCTGACCTTGTCGTGTCATTGATGTAAGTAGTGTGTTTAATTCTAATATCAAAGCAACTTTATCTTCACGTCCTTGTGATATTAAGTCTATTCCATTTAACGTAATATCTGCACCTGGAATTGGAACAGTAGAATATTTACCTCGAATTAAACCTAGCATCTCTTTGGCTGTTGCAAGAGTGTACTTATAGATCCACTGAAGTCCTATATCTTTGATATTTGTAAATTGGATTCTGCTATAAGGTACGTTACTCAAATCACTAATCGATCCAGTAGGCTCTTTTAGTGGGTTATTTCTGTCTGCTGTTACAACATACTCAAACCACATACTTACTGGATATGTAGGTGTTGGGAATAACTTCAACTTGTTGTTTCTTAACTCAAAGCTATATGTTGATTTTCTTATTGTATCGTTTAATTCAATAGCTTGCATACGAAGTAAATCTGCATACAACGGTTGTACCATAAATGAAACCGCTGGTGAGTAAGAACCCCATCCAAAGCTATCTAGCATTTGCTGTGTTCCTGCTCCTGTTCCTACATAAGGATCAAAGTACCTTACAATCGCTGGCGTAAAGTCATGATACACCCTTTTAATTTCAATAGCACTTCCTGACTCGTTTACATTAGCCCATAAAGCAGTTAAGTCGTATTCACTCTGTCCACCTACTAATTCTATATAGCCTTTTTTATAATCTACATCACCACCAGATCCTGCCTCACTTCCATACTGCTTAGCCATGCTAATAGTACGTCCTAGATTAGGAGTTACAACTCTCTGTGATAGTTGATTAGTTGTTGGAGTTCCTTGTAGTGTGAGCATGTAATCTTTTGCATTACTCATATTTACCTGAGTACTAAACTCAGTAACTGATTCCTCAAATGCAGCAAAGAAGTTTATATCTTGCAACTCAACCTCCATTATAGGATATCCTAATTTACGAGCACACCAGTCAGCTACCTTATTAGATTCTGTCTTAAAGGTTGCATCGGCGTCGTAATAGCCAAATGGGGTTGGTCTCGTCGTTGTTGAGCCTGCATAGTAAGAAGCAGATGCACTAACGAAGGAGCTTGAGCCTGGCCAAATTGGTATATTCATGTATCTAGAGTTTAATATAAATATCAGCAAAAAAAGTAATCAACAAAAAAAGGACCACGAAGGGTCCTTTATATCTCATAAAACTACAATATATTAATCTCGATAATCTGAGTATACTGAAAGTATGTTTTCCACAATCTCATGACGATGGTTTGTTTTAAGTGTTAATATCTTAACTCCCTTCACATGCTCCTCTAAGCGCAGAAAGAAGCTGATACCCGAGTCCTTTCTATTTTTTAAGTCAATCTGTGCAAGGTCTCCACAGAATACCATCTTTCCTCCTTTACCTAGACGACCTAACATCATCTCTGTTTGAGTGTGTGTAATATTCTGACACTCATCAACTAACACTAATGCATCAGGAAAAGTCCTACCTCGCATAAATGCAAATGGAACAATCTCTATAATACCCTCAGCAACCATCTTGTCTACCGCTTCCTTATTATAAAGCATATAGAGATTAGCGTATATTGGAGCTAACCATGGATCCATCTTTTCCTTCATGTCACCTGGAAGAAATCCTATCTCCTCTTTAGCTACTGTTGGTCTTGTTATTACAATTTTTTCGATTTCTCTCTTAAAGAACATATCAAGTGCCACCTGACATGCAACTAGGGTTTTACCAGAACCTGCCATACCTTTCAAAAGGATTACCGGATTGTCATAGATAACAGCTTTTGCTGCTTTCTGCTCTTCATTCAGTTCTATCTTAAATTTGATTTGACCTTTTGGTTTTCTCTTGTTAAGATTGCTAATTTTCTTTTGAGGTTGTTGACTTTGACTCTGTTGTAATTCCATAAACTAGTAACGTTTTGTTTTATATAAATAGCATGGAAAACAGAAAAGCCCCATATTACTATGAGGCTTTTAAGGTTATGTTTTGGTTAGTATTAAACTGTACCTAAGTCAGCTACATATACTTTACCGTAGAACTCTGGACGAGTTACAACTTTAGCGTAACGTGTCATTACACCACGTCTTGGGATAAAGTTGTTTGGATCGTACACAAGTGGAGTCAACATTAATGGAATGTAAGGTGCATAAACAGCTCCTGTTTCCAAGAATTGATTACCTCTAAAGCCCATCAAGATTGTATTCTCTTGCATGTAAGGGTTTTTGTACACTTGGTAACGGCTAGTTAAAGCACCTACCTTTTGTACGCCCATTGCATACTTAGTCTTTGTTCCATCACCATCTGCAGCATATCCTGGGATTGATTCTAGGATAGTAGAGATATCTGGAGAACATACAAGGAAGTTTGCACCACCACGTAATGTTTTCGCGTGAATTTGGTTAGATACTTTTTGTAATTTTGTACCTAAAGTAGCGAACCATGTACCTTGGATGTAAGCTTGTCCAGTAAACTGGCTAGTCACAAACGTGTTAGAAGCGCTGTTAAACTCTACTCCTACTTTAGCTGACCAATAATCAGTTGTTGCAGCAGCTTGAATCAACATATCCATGATCTCTAAATCAATCTCCATAGAAACGTACTCAGACAACATAGCTGTCAATTCACCTTCAGCATCTACTGAATGGTAAGCATTCAAATCTTGAGCAAATTCAGGAGTCCAGCTTGCTTTCAACTTACGAGTCTTAGCAGTTACTGGAATTGAACGCATTTGCAATTCAATTTCTGGGATGTTCAAGTTATTATCCAAGTTACGTGATGTAGAAGTTACTCCATTAGATTCGAAGTCATTTCTGTTATCGTTTGATGGTTGGATAGAATATCCTACAAGTCCAGAAGCAACTGATCCAGTTGTCAAAGCAGCGTTCAATACGATGAAAGATGCAGTGTAAGTAGATGTGATTGTAGTAAACTGTGGATAATATTGTGATCCAGTCAATAAACTTGAACCTGAGTAAAGAGTGAAAGCTCTTACTGCATACAAGTCAGCTGTTGTTGGAACTGGAACAGTAAGCTTACGGTAAGAAGTTAATGATCCTGTAAAATCACCATCAAAGTTAACATCAGCTGCAGTTACTGCACTTGCAGATGCAAATGCTATTGCGTTTGCCCAAGATGCTGTTACAGCGTTTGTAGAATATCCAAAACGACCAGTACCATAAAGACCGTCAGTTGGGTCACCAGCTGCGTTTGTAATACCTTGTAATGTACCAGTTTGGTTTTGTCCAGTTGGAGCAAATCCGAATGGTTGCTTGTTGTTACCATACTTAAAGTCTAAGTAGAATACTAGACCTGAAGGCAAGTTCATTGGCTGTACAGAGACAAACTCTTTAGCAGCGATTTCAGCAAATACACGACGTACTAACGGAAGAGCTACTCCAGTCCATTGTTCAAATCCTGATCCACCTACACCTGCAGTTGTTCCAGAACCCTCTTTTACTAATTGTTTTGCTTGGTTTTCCAAAAGGACAGCCACTGTGGACTTCTCATTTTTAGAACCTAAGCCTTCAAGCAATCCCGTACGAGACCACTTGGAAATCAAAGGCTTTGTTGCTTCGCCTCTGTTTTCACTGTGCATGTTTTCAAATAAGTTCATTTGATTTTATTTTTTAAATTTTTGATTAACGATTAAATTTTACTAATTCTGTAAAACGGTTGTAAATTTTGTTCTCACTTAAAATCTTAGTAGTTGGTTTTTGACTTTTAGAAGCAAATCCTTCTACCATTTTAGTTTTAGTTGGTGTAGCTTTCACTGCAGACTTCTTATTAACTGATTCAGCAAGGGTTGTGTAGATCAATTTCGCTTCACGAACGTTTTTAGCACGATCAAAAGTTTCAATGATTTTCACTTTTTGAGATTCTGTAAGACCTTCTTTCTTAATTAATTTATTTACATAAAGTAATTTAGCATTTAAAAGGTTGATCTCATTTAATTTACCACGTAGGAATCTGATTACTTTGTAAGCTTCTTCTAACTCTTCTTCAGCTTTTTCAGCTCTTTCAGTGTCTTCGCCTTCACCATCTTCATCTTCTTCACGTAGTGCACGGATGATTTCTTCTAAGTCAACTTCTTCGTCATCTTCTTCAGATGCTTCCTCGTCTCCTTCTTCTTCCATCATCTTCATTTTGTTCTTTTTGCGACGAGCTTCAGTTTTAGGAGCTTCTTCATACTCTTCGTCTTCACCTTCCATCATTTCTTCTTCGTCTTCCATTGGAGCTTCTTCAGCTTCACCTTCTAACTCACGAATCAATTCTTCTAGATCTGCATCAGAGATATCACCCTCTTCTTCACCATCCATTCCTTCTTCAGTAGGCATTTCTTCAGCAGGCATTTCTTCTTCGTCACCTTCTTCAGCTAAAGCCTCTGGATCTTCACCAGCCACTTCGGTAGAACCTTCACCACTCTCATCTCCGTAGATATCATCTTCTTCGTAGATTCCAGCGTTTGATCGCATTCTTGACTCCATTTTTTCTTCAGCACTGTCTTCTGCAGGTACTTCCTCTACTTCATCCTCTTCCATCTCTTCTTTGATTTTGTGAGATAGCATAGACTGGAATTTGGGAGCAAATGCTTCTTCAAGTGCAAACTTAGCGTTAGCTAATGCTGTTTCTCTAACGGCTTTAGCGTCTGCAATTGCATCTTTTAATAATTTGTTCATTTTGGATTTTTTTGTCCTGAGGCTATTGGAGCCTGCAATTTAATATCAAATATAGGACACTATAATAAGGATAGCGTATTTAACAATAAGTATTACGCTAAATTATAAAACACACTTTTATTGGTGTATTTATTAAAAATAATTTGTATCTTTGTAGGTTATGACGCTTTCAATCCTAGCTTACCTGCAAACTGAGCAACCTCAGAAGTTTTGATTCCAGCCATAGCTGCCTCTAGAGCTGCTATAGAAAAGCCTCCTCCATGAGCTGCTCCAGTTACTGCTCCTTTAAATGCACCTATTGCACCAACACCACTATACACTGCTAACAATCCAATAATAACATAGTAAACTGCTTCGGATGCCTTATCTTGAGCTGCATCACCTTGTATTCCAGCTTTTTTAAAAATTCCAGATAATTTGAGAATGAATTTTAAGCCTTTAATATACATCTTATGCCACTTGTGTGTAAACTCGATAATGTTGTGAGCAAATTCTTCCTCTTGTCCTTTTGCCTGTCCTGGCTTAACAATCTTTTTCCACACTGCTACTAGTTTACCAATTCCTTTTACAAACAGCTCAACCACTTTTGGAGCGGCAAGAATCATACCAATGATGGCTATTGCCCCTAAAGCTTCGTTTAATTCTGCTTCCGAGTCAGCTACATCTTGTTGTATCTCCTCCTTATTTGCTTCAAACTCTGCACCTAGTGTTTTAAATGAATCAGCCATAGCTGCATCCATTGCTGCAATTTGCTTTTTATCTTCCTCTTCTCGTAGAATTCTTTCTACAATGGTACTTAGTTGTGTTGCCTTATTCATTTCCTAACTTTAAAGAATTTCTTAGCGCTTTCTGTAATATCATCAAAACCTACAAGAATATCTACTCCGTCTGGTTGCACTGTAGCAAGTATACCATCTTTAGTAATTTTATTAGCTACTGCTGTAGAATTTAAGAAGTGTGCTTTATTGTACTTTTTAACTCCAACAACATCAAAGTTAAAAGTTAAACTCTTCTCGTCTCCACCCTCTTTCTTTTTAGGTGCTTCATCTTTCTTTGCATCTGCACCATCAGCAGCAGGAGCTTCTTCTGCCGCAGCATCTCCTCCCTCAGCCTCTTTATCAGCAGCAGCTGCAAATGGGTTTTCCTCTTCAAATATATACTCACTGAGTACACTTGATATAAGTTCTGAAACGAGCTTGCTATGTTTAGTCATGCTTAATGTATTTCGTAGTATCTACCTAAAGTACTACCCATTTCTTCATAAAGAGCTTCTAGGCGTTGTTGCAATTTAGCAACCTCACCTACAGTTTTCTTGAATGCTTCATTGTTGGATCGAAGAGACTTCATATTGCGCTTAACGGTTACTTCGTCAAACCATTCGTCAGTTTCCTGCAAAGCAATACGCTCAGCGTTCTCAACAATTTTACTTATTTTTTCAGCTGCTTCACGCATGCCCTCAGTACGGTAAATAATGTTTCCATACTCGTTAAATAGGGCTACCTCTTGTAAGAATGCAGCTTTTTCGTTACGCTCTACCTTTTGGTCTAGATTTTCTATAATTTGCTTTAGTTTCATATTACATTACTGAAATTATATCACCGATAAGTGAATTGATTTTTGAATACTTATTAGATGCTCCTCTATTTGCACCTTCATTAAGTGATGGTGACATGAAAGCTCCTTGAGTAGATGGATTAGATACTAAGTCCCAACAAACGATTTCAAAATCATCTTGAACTTCTACCTTTCCTTCTCCTAAGTTTGTAACTGAACCCATACCACGAGATGAAATACCTAAACGGATTCCAGCTTTTAATAGCTCTTTTGCTATGTTTCCTGATGGTGTTCCTAAGATCTCGATCTTACCCATCAAGTCTGAACCATTCCACCATAAATCAACCACATTGTGGGATACGTTAGATAGGTTTACTACTGAGGACTCTGGGTGATCTAATTCTCCTAAAGCTCTACGCTCAGCTATAAATACTTTTTTGTACTTATCGCTTTCACGCTTTAGTATTGGAAGTGGATAGCTTCTACCATTTTGGTTAAAGTTTTCATCTTTACCAGTACTACCTCTTTGCATGATACCACTAACAATAACCTTACCGTTGTTGTTTGCCATAGATTCTGTAATCTGTTCTGGCGTTACGGTGATTGATCCTATGTAATCAACTAGTACTTGTTTCATGGATTAAATTCTTTAGTTATGTTTTGTATTAACTGCTGCTCTTGATTAAAGTTTCCAAGTCTTATATCTTCATCGTAATCCTGGTAGATAACTTCTCCAGCCTTATAATCAATTGCAACCGGTTCTCCGTTCATCATAACATCAAACTCATACCAGTCACTACCTATTTGGTTATAGTCAAGATCTTGAGCTGTTACTTGTAATCCAGCTTTGTTAAAAATCTGTACTAGTTTATCTTTTACTGAATTGGCAGCTAATTCTTTTAGGTTAGCTAATTGGCTTACCTTTTTATTTACTTCTCCAATCCTAACTTTCATTTTTAAAATAGCTTCGTTAGTCTTTTTCCAGTAACGAGAGTTGTCTAATGACGATTCTGTCTTCAACTTCATACTATGATCTAATGCTTGTGAGATTTCTCTCAACATACGATTGACTTCTAGTACTTTTCTATTTACTTTTTGTACTTCACTTAATGAACTATCCTCCTTAAAGGTTTTATAGTTAGCTTCGTGTAGCTTTACAAAGTGTGGTTTTTTCTCACTAGCTTTTATTGAGAATGAATATTGTTCATCTTCAACATCAATAGCATTAGTACCATCACCACCCTCTTCACCAGACCAAGCAGCTGCAGTAAGGAAGCCAGGAACACCTGCAGTAGTACTTCCCTCTTTTCGTAGCTTTTTTATATAGCTACGAACTTCGTTCTTTTCTTCTTCAGTTAGGTTTGTTTTAGTTGACATTCTTTAGCTCTTTTATTAATTCGTAATAAAGCAATAGCGACAAGATGTGTTCTTCCTTAATGGTGCGCATCTTTGGAAAAGAATCAAGCATGTTTACTACTTCATTCAACTTAATCTTTGTAATTTTGTCTACTACTTTTGGTAGTTGTTTCTTTAATTGTGTTTGAAGTTGCTTTGCTTCGTTAGTTGCAAACTCCTTTAAAGAAACTGTATTTGATATGTTGTTTATGTACTCCTTAAGTATGCTTCTCTGCTTAGCAGATAAATTAGCATATTTTTCATTGAACTTATCAATCATTAGCTTGTATGCTAATAAACGAATTTCTTCATCTTGCTTAAGATAATCTCCAACTGGATTAGTAGCTTCTTGTAGTTGATTTGACTTTTTCTTAGTCAAATGCTCAATAATTGTAAATCGGCTATTAACAACTTCAGATGCTCTCGATACTGTTACTCCCTCAAACACCCTGTATATGGATGCATATAGTTTGTACTCGGAAAGGTTTGTTTTAAAAAAATCTCCTAATTCGTAGTGATTCTTAATTTCATGAATTAACGAATACTTTGTATCTCTCAATGCTTTTGTATCCAACTTGTTACGGAGCTTTACTACAGTGTTGACCAAGTAAGATGCCTTCTCTGGATTAGAGAATCTCTCATTTACAAGTGTTTGGTAAAGTACCAATTCTTTAGCAACTACGGAGTTTGACTTAAAGTACTCCTTTATTAATGCTAAAGCTGGTGACTTATCAATACCCTTGATCGTGTCAGCTGCAACTTGCCTAGTCAGCAATTCGAATAGAATTGCAGTGTTCTTGATCTTGGAATGTGTTGACTTCTTCATCTAAATATAAATATGCACTTATGTTTTATTCCTCTGGTAAGATGTTATCTTCGCTCAATAAATTTGAGTTATCTTGCTCGATTTTCTCATCAAAGGTCTCAGTTAATGCTTGTTTCTTGCTTGGCATGGAATTTAGTACTGATCTATATGCTTCAATCGACTGTCTTCTACTAGATCTTGTTTCTGACACATTCATTATTGTTTTGTTTCCTAACGGATCCCATCCAAGTGGATGCTCATGTGTTCTGTAAGATCCCGGTTCTTCAGGACGTCCTGCTCCTGGCCAACCTCCTTCAGGCACCTTTTTATCAGCATCATATCCTTTCGGAACTCCACCATTACCTTTATATAAAGTTGCTAAGTCGTGAGGTGTTCCAAATGACTGTTTAGTTTTTACTGGATCATTCCCTTCTGTCTTAATCTGCTCAATTCTAAACTGTGCTTTTGTATCCTCAATAATTCTATCTTGTTCGTGTAAGAACTGAGCCTCACTTAAATTAAATAGGTTTTCATATACCCAATAGCGACTGAATAGTTTCTTCTCTATCATATCACCAGCAAGCGTTACTTTGGATGTCCACAATTCCACTTTCTCTTTTTCGTATACAGAAGATGGTGCTGTTAATTCTAATGAAAAGTCTACTAACTCAGCGTCCGTAAACCCTTGTGCATATAAATGTACTATTGCTATTTTATTAAGCTCAGAAGCTACTATCTTTTGTATTCTTTCAATAGTTCTTGCAAATCTAAAGTCTTGAGAAGCTAATGTAGCTTTACCAGTTGTATCCTCTTCGTATCCTAGATAAGCTTTAGGAATTTTTAAAGATCCTAACATTCTATTTTTTAGATAGTCAATATCTGCAATAGAGTCGTACTGAACACCTGCTAAAGATTCTATTGAAGTTCCACTTTCTGCACCACGTACTGGAAGGTAAAAATCTTCTAGTAAGTTTTGCATGTTATACTTTAAGTTGTATTCTCCAGTATCTTGATCAATGTATGGTACTTTTTTCATCTTATTGACCATACCTTCCATGAACGCTTCTACTTCGTTTGGTGGAATATTACCAATGTCAATCTTGAATACACGCTTGTCTGGAGCTCTCATGATACGGTGGATTAACATCGCATCTTCCATAAGAGTAATCTGTTTCCACACTTTTCTAGCTGGTTCAATTAGTGAACGACCGTAAGGTAGGAAGTTTGTATCTGTAAGTAATCTGAAGTGAGCTATTTCATAGTTATCAAACTCTTCTGCATCTTTATTAGATGAAACAGAATAAGCTGATGAAAGTGCTGTAAAGTCTCTTTTGAATCTAATCTCATTTGGTTTGTTTGGGTCCATTCCCTCCTCACGGATCATCTCGTAAGCTGATATAGGTTCCGCATTGATCACACCATAATTCTCTGCAATATCTAGCTTTAGGAAGAAGTCACCATATTTGACGGTGTTTCTGATCCATGGCCATAGATTGAACTCAATGTTTAATACATCATAAAAAAGGTTGTGAAGTACTTTTTGTACTTTTTCGTTAGGAGACTTAATCGTTAATACATCTCCAAACTCATTCTTAGCAGTACACTCGTCTGCATATATGTCTAAAGCTGAACATATAATACTATCAGTGTCCATTGCTTCGTAATCACGGAATAACTCTAATCGAGTGTATAACTGCAATTGCCCAGCATGCATAGACATTCCGCCTGGCATTGTTGAGAACAATCTTGAATACCTATCAACTCGTCTGTTGGTCTT